TTGAGCTTCCGACACCCCGTGTTGAGCGAATAGAAATGGAAACCATCCAGTTAGAACCCGATATTGGCGTGCCTTACGAGCCTGCACTCAAGTATGTAGACCTCGTGCAACGTGCCAAAGCGGCCTGTAATACGTTAGAGACACTTGAGCAGTACGGTGCGGCATTTCCCATCGAAGAAGAAGACCGCATGATGGCCGCGACACTGGCCACGGGTTACGCCAACGACCCCCAGACAACGTCAAAGCAGATCACCAACACCACCGCTGCTGGGCTGCGGCCCGCCTCCATGATGCTCACAGCCAAGATATTGACGGAATTCAGCCACGAGATTGTCACCAAGTCTGTGCATATCAGGAACCTTGTCACTAACAAGTTAATATTAGACAGCGACAGTAAAGACCCCCGAATTCGACTTAAATCTTTAGAACTTCTAGGTAAAATCTCAGATGTGGGCCTATTTACCGATAAAACTGAAGTCACAGTTACCCACCAGACTACCAACGATTTGCGAGACAAGCTCAAGAACAAGCTACATAGGCTCATCCTGCCAGATGAAGAGATTATAGAAGGGGAGATCGTCCCCTGATGGGAGTGAGCGCAGCGAGAGGCGAGCAATCGCCGGTAGACGAACCTGAAATACAATTCACCACCCGTGAAGTAAACGACCTGCTCAAGAACATCGACAAGTATAGCGATGAGGAAGTGGTTGAAATCCTAAATATCGTTGATGAGATCGAGCGCCGCAACCACGTCAAAGCCTGCCAAACTGACCTGATTGAGTTCTGCAAACACATGCAGGATGACTACATTGTGGGGAAACACCACCGCATACTGGCTGACCTGCTCATGGATATTGCACACGGAGAAAGAGACCGGATAAGCGTGTCGATCGCGCCGAGGCATGGCAAAAGCCAGATAGTCAGTATTTTCTTCACGGCGTGGTATCTGGGACATTTTCCCAATCACAAGTTGATGTTAGTGTCCTGTACCACTGATCTGGCCGTGGACTTTGGCCGGAAGGTGCGTAACCTCATCATGTCAGCGACATATCACGAGATATTTCCTAATACCGCGATATCAAAGGACTCCAAGAGTGCTGGGCGCTGGAACACCACGTCCGGGGGTGAGTTTTACGCCGCTGGTGTAGGTAGTGCGATTGCAGGGCGCGGTGCTCACTTGTTGGTTATTGATGACCCACACTCCGAGCAGGACATCCTCAATGGCAACTTTGAGTCATTTGACCGGGCCTATGAGTGGTTTACATTCGGTGCACGTACCCGCTTGATGCCCGGAGGCCGTGTAGCTCTGGTGGCTACAAGGTGGCATGCCGATGATCTGATTGGTCGAGTGATTAAAGATGGGGCCAAGGATGAGAAAGCAGATCAGTACGAGGTGGTGGAGTTTCCAGCTATACTGGAGACCGTAGACAAGAAAACGGGCAAAACCAAGGAAAAGGCGCTGTGGCCTGAGTTCTTTGACTTGGATGCACTGCACCGCACCAAGGCGTCCATGCCGAATTTCCAGTGGAATGCCCAGTATCAGCAGAATCCCACCGGTGAAGAAGGTGCCCTGATCAAGCGGGACTGGTGGGGTGCGTGGCTCAAAGACGACCCGCCTGAGTGTGAATACATCATTATGACCCTCGATGCCGCACAAGAGACCCACAACCGGGCTGACTACACAGCCATCACCACGTGGGGTATCTTCTTCAACGAGGAGGCTGATCCACCGGGTAACCACATCATTCTGCTCAATGCGGTCAAGGAACGGTATGAGTTCCCTGAGCTGAAGGCCAAGGCGTTGGAGGAATATAAAGATTGGAACCCGGACAGTTTTATTGTGGAGAAGAAGTCTGCCGGAGCGGCGCTGTACCAAGAAATGCGGCGCATGGGTATGCCTGTCAGTGAGTACACACCACACCGTGGGTCTGGTGATAAAACCGCACGGTTAAATTCTGTTACCGATATTGTTAAATCTGGGGTATGCTGGGTGCCTAGAACCCGGTGGGCTGAGGAATTAGTGGATGAAGTGGCTTCGTTTCCCTTTGGCAGTAATGATGACCTTGTTGATACCACTGTCATGGCTCTTATGCGTTTCAGGCAGGGTGGTTTCTTGAGATTGCCTTCTGACGAAGCAGAAGAACAGAAATATTGGAAAAGACCAGCGAAAGGGTATTACTGATGGGTACTAAGAAAAAACCTGTTATCTCAGGATTGAAACGTCAGAAAACACGTGCACAACAGCTCGACGCTGCCGAGAAAAAAGCGCTGGGGATTAAGCCCAAAGCTAAGGTCAGACCGAAGCCAAAAGCTAAAAAGAAGGCTGTACGCAAATCGGTCAAAGATGATTTTTGGGGTAGCTAATGCCAATTGACAAGAGTCTTTACGCCGCCCCACAGGGCATGCCGGTGGACGCCGAGCTTCCGGATGTGGAAGTTATTTTGCCGGATATGATTGAGAATGATGATGGTAGCGTAGAGATCACGCTGATTGGGGGTACAGACACAGAAGCACCGCCGCCATTTGATGCCAACCTTGTGGAGTATATGGAGGAGAATGAGATCGCCCTCCTCGCCACTGAGATGCTTGGGTTGGTTGACTCTGACATCGACAGTCGCAAAGACTGGGTAGATACCTATGTAGAAGGTCTGAATATACTGGGTCTGAACTACGAAGAGAAAATTGAGCCGTGGGAAGGCGCTTGTGGGGTAAGCTCCACAATACTGGCTGAGGCTGTTATCCGGTTCCAAGCCGAGACCATGAGTGAGGTGTTTCCCGCCGCTGGGCCGGTCAGAACCAAGATACTGGGTATTGAGAACAAGGCCAAAGAAGAGGCCGCTGCCCGTGTTAAGGCAGATATGAATTACCAGCTCACGGAGGTGATGTCAGAGTACCGCCCGGAGCATGAGAAGTTACTGTGGTCGCTGGCACTCGCCGGTTCCGCATTCAAGAAAGTCTATTTTGACCCCACACTGAATCGCCAAGTCGCTCCCTTCATCAACGCCGAAGATGTCATCGTACCTTACGGTGCTTCCACTATTGAGCATGCTGAGCGCGTTACCCACGTCATGCGTAAGACCGAGAACGAGGTAGCCAAGTTACAGGCCAGTGGGTTTTACACTGATATTGATATGGATGAGCCTGAGTCATTCCATACAGACATTGAGGAAGCAAAAGCCGAAGAAGCCGGGTTTGAGCTGTCAGATGACAACCGTTATACCCTGTATGAGATTCATGTCGATACCATTATTGAAGGCATTGATGATGAAAACGAATTAGCCAAACCCTATATCATCACCCTTGAGCGTGGTTCAAATACGGTACTGGGTATACGCCGCAACTGGGTGGAAGAAGACGAACTTAAGCTGAAACGCCAGCATTTTGTCCATTATGTGTACGTACCGGGCTTCGGTTTCTATGGTTTGGGCCTGATTAACATCATCGGGGGCTACGCCCGCGCTGGAACCAGCCTGATACGGCAGTTAGTGGACGCAGGGACACTCAGTAACCTGCCGGGTGGCCTGAAATCCCGAGATTTGCGTACAAAAGGGGATGATTCGCCCATTGGGCCGGGAGAATGGCGGGATGTGGACGTGCCCAGTGGTTCCATACGTGATCACCTGATCCCACTACCCTACAAAGAGCCAAGTCAGACTCTCGTAGCTCTTTTGGAGAAGATTACGCAGGATGGACGCCGCTTGGGTGCCATTGCTGACATGAATATCTCAGATATGAGTGCGAATGCCCCTGTGGGCACCACACTGGCCCTGCTGGAGCGGCAACTGAAGCCCATGGCAGCTATCCACGCCCGCATCCATTACGCCATGAAGCAGGAATTTAAGCTTCTCAAGACGATTATCAGTGAAAACGCACCACTTGAATACGAATACACGCCGAATACGGGCGATATGCAGGCCAAACGTGGTGATTATGTCCTGATCTCAGTCATTCCGGTATCTGACCCTAATAGCTCAACAATGGCACAGCGAGTCGTGCAGTACCAAGCCGTGCTTCAGATGTCTGAGCAATCTCCAGAGATTTATGACCTACCACTGCTACATCGACAGATGATTGAGGTACTTGGCGTTAAGAACGCTGAAAAGCTGGTGCCAATGTCTGAGGATGCTGAGCCACAAGACCCGATTACAGAAAATATGGGTGCGCTAGTGGGCACGCCTATGCAGGCATTTTTATACCAAGACCATGACGCCCACATAGCCACTCATATGTCATTCATGCAAGACCCCATGATCGCTGAGCTAATTGGGCAGAACCCCAAAGCCAACCAGATCATGGCCTCATTACAGGCACATGTTGCCGAACACCTTGGGTTCTCTTATAGAACTAAGATGGAAGAAAAATTGGGCGTGCAGCTGCCACCTCCCGGCCAGCCGCTACCGGAAGAGGTGGAAGTCATGCTTTCCCGCGCCGTAGCTGATGCTGGTAAGCAGCTCACTGCCCAACATAAACAGGAAAATGCGCAGAAAGAAGCGCAGAAACAGAGTGAAGACCCCAACCTCCAGTTGGCACGCGAGGATTCAAAAACCAAGCGTATGGAAGTTGAGCGCAAGACTGTGAAAGACCAAGCGGAAGCAAAACTGCGAGGCGATGACCAGCAACGCAAGCGAGCAAAAGACGTGGTTGATTCCGAGTTACGCTTGGAAGAGGTCGCGCAAGACCGTCGAGAAACCGATCTGGAAGCACAGAACGCAAAACAGGAACTTGCTGATCAGCGAGCAGATTTAGATAAGCGCACGAATATTGAGGCGCTGAAAGCCCTTCTGGGTGCAACGAACAATGAACAAACTGGTGGGGAACCACCAAGCAGGTAAAAGATGGATATTTTTGACTTGGCATCTTCTAAAATTGAAGAGGATGTCGTTACGCTCACAAATGCGTTAATTAAGGGTAATGCGAACGATCATGGCGATTACCGCTACATGTGCGGCCAGATTCGAGGTCTGAGGGTCGCACAAGTAACAATCAATGACCTCTTGCGACAACAGGAAGAAGACGATGAGTAAATCTATGGCCGCAGTGCCTATTCCGGTGGATGAAGCCCAGCTTGAGGCCCAGATACCTAAACCTGTGGGATACCACATTCTAGTAGCGATGCCTGAGGTCACTAACACCTTTGGCGACTCAGGACTTCTCAAAACCTCTGAGACAATACACCATGACAGTATCATGTCGATGATTGGTGTGGTTCTGGATATGGGTAAGCAAGCCTATGCCGATAAAGACAGATTTCCGACCGGGCCTTGGTGCGAAGTGGGTGATTACGTCATGTTTCGCATGAATACGGGCACACGGTTCAAGGTTGCTGGACAGGAATACCGCCTGTTCAATGATGATTCTGTTGAAGCTGTTGTGGAAGACCCCAACGGCATAACTCGCGTCTAGGAGAACATTATGGGACTGGAAAAAGTAGAATTTGAATTTCCTGAGGGAGAGGGTGACGACGACAAAGTTGTTATTGAAGACTCTTCCATGACGGAGGTTGGTGCTGAGCCTGAAAAAGAAGTCGAACCTGAGCCGGAAAAGCCTGAGCTTGAGATTGAAGTTGTTGACGATACGCCGGTGGCTGATCGCAACCGTAAGAAATCTGAGCCACCGGAAGAAATTACCGATGATGAGCTTGAAAACTACTCAGATAAGGTGCGTAACCGCATCAAGCACTTCAGCAAGGGCTACCACGACGAGCGCCGGGAAAAAGAGGCGGCTATCCGTGAGAAGACGGAGCTGGAGAATCTGGCCCGCAATCTTATGGCCGATAACGAGAAGCTGAAAGGTACTGTTGGTCAAAGCCGTAGTGCGTTGTTTGAACAGGCCAAGCGTACAGTAGCCAGTGAGATGACCGTTGCACAGAAAGCCTACAAGGAAGCGTATGATGCGGGCAATGGTGATGAGCTATTAAAAGCTCAGGAAGCACTCACAACTGCAAAGATACGCGCAGATAAACTCAGTCAAATAAAGATTCCCCCTTTACAAGCACCCAAAGGTGATGTACAAACACAACAACAGGCTCCTGTTGCGCCACAACAGCAACAACAGCAGCAGCCACCCCAACAACCACTCGACCCAAGGGTAAAATCATGGGCTGACGAAAATACATGGTTTGGAACTGACGACGAAATGACGAGCTTTGCGCTGGGATTTCATAACAAGTTAGTCGGAAAAGGCGTCGATCCAACCAGTGATGATTACTACGAGCAAGTAAATGCTCGCATGCGACAGGTGTTCCCAGATAACTTTGAGGATATCGACCCGGTTACACGAAACAAGCCAGCTAATGTAGTGGCTTCTGCAACACGGACAGTAGCACCCAAAAAGGTGAAACTGACCAAAACGCAAGTATCAATTGCTAAACGCCTTGGCGTACCGTTAGAAGATTATGCCAAACAGGTTGCTATAGAAATGAGGAAAGGAAATGGCTGAATCAAGAGAAAAGCGAGACAACTCAACCCGCGAGACAGTGACTCGGAAGAAGGCATGGACACCGCCTGAAGTGCTTCCCAGCCCTAACCCTGAAGAAGGGTATACGTTTCGTTGGGTTCGCGTAAGTTCGCTGGGTCAAGTGGATGCCACCAACCTGTCCTCAAAAATTCGTGAAGGATGGACGCCTGCAAAGTCAAAAGATCACCCCGAAATCACTCTTGTTGCGATTGAGCACGAACGCTTCAAGGACAATATTGTGATTGGTGGTTTGATGCTGTGTAAGGCTCCTGACGAGATGGTGACTGAGCGCAATGAGTATTATGATGCACAAGCTGATGCGCAAATGAACTCTGTCGATAACAACTTAATGCGCGAGAGTGACCCAAGGATGCCGCTATTCAATGAACGGC